CCTCGGCGCGTATTTCCGGAGGTTTTCGACAGGGGGGCTAGTTGATCCGTACCGCCACTCCCATACCGTAGGCCCAGGAGGCCCATAAATGCAGATCCGAGACCGCGTCCGCGAGCTACGCCGCGTCCGGGCCGGCGACCTGACGCCGAACCCGAAGAACTGGCGAACCCACCCGAAGGCCCAGGCCGACGCCCTCCGCGGGATCCTGGCCGAGGTCGGCTACGCCGACGCCCTTCTCGCCCGCGAGCTGCCCGACGGCTCGCTGATCCTGGTCGACGGCCACCTGCGGGCCGAGACCACGCCCGACCAGGAGGTCCCGGTCCTGGTCCTCGACATCGACGAGGCCGAGGCCGACAAGCTGCTCCTGTCGCTGGATCCGCTCGCGGCCCTGGCCGAGACGAACGCGGTCGCCCTCGACGCCCTGCTCCGCGAAGTCGACACCGGGAGCGAAGGGCTCCAGCAGATGTACGCCGACATGGCCGAGGCGGCCGAGCTCTACCAGGACGACGCGAAGGAGATCGTCGAGGACGAGGTCCCCGAGCCGCCGGTCGATCCGATCACGAAGCCGGGCGACCTGTGGATCCTTGGGGAACATCGCGTGCTCTGCGGCGACTCTGCGAAGGCCGAGGATGTCGAGCGGCTGATGGCTGGGGCGAAAGCCGATCTCCTGCTCACGGATCCACCGTATGGAATCAACGCCGACCGGCAACACTTTGAAGGTCACGGATGGGTTCTTCGCGAGAAGACCGAATGGGACAAGGACAGGCCGAGCCGAGAGGCGATCGAAAATGCACGGGCGATGGCATCGGAGCAGATCGTCTGGGGAGGGAACTACTTCACCGACTACCTGCCGCCGAGCATGGGATGGCTGGTCTGGGATAAGGGCCAGCGGGACTTCTCGCTCGCCGACTGCGAGCTGGCTTGGAGATCGGAGAGGAAGGCGGCGCGTGTTTTCACATACGCGAGAGCAAAGTCGAACCGAGAAGAGCGGCACCATCCAACGCAGAAGCCCGTCGGGCTGATGGCTTGGTGCGTCCAGCAGAGCAACGATGCGAAGACGATCTACGACCCGTTCCTCGGCTCCGGCACGACGCTAATCGCCGCCGAGCAACTGGGCCGCAAGTGCTACGGGATGGAGATCAGCCCGGCCTACTGCGACGTGATCGTGAAGCGGTGGGAAACGCTGACCGGCAAGAAGGCGACACGCGAGGAGGTGACGCATGGGAAAACGCGGACCGCGTAAACAGCCGACGAAGCTCCGCCTTCTCCGCGGCGACCCTTCGAAGGAAGGCAAACACGCCGACGAGCCGGTCCCGCTGGCCGGGGCCGTCGTCGCCCCGGCGTGGGTGACGGGCAAGGCTCGCGAGAAGTGGGACGAGGTCGTCCCGCAGCTCGAGGCGATGGGTCTGATCACGCCGGCCGACACCGAAGCGATCGGCCGCTACTGTGCGATGTACGAGCAGTGGGTCCGCTACCTCGACCAGATCCGCCGCGGGCTCGATGTGCTCGTGATCCGCGACAAGGACGGGAAGGTGAAATACATGCAGTCGACGCCGGCCGCGACGATGTTCGTCAAACTGGCCCACTCGATGCTCCGGATCGAGCAGGAATACGGCCTGACACCGTCGGCCCGTGCCGGAATGGAGGTATCGCGTGGCGAAATCAAGGACACCCTCCAAGCGTTCATCGAAGGCCGAGCCTAAGAAACGGACCGCTGGTCCGGCATGGAAGCGGCGGCCCGAGTACGTCCCTGGCTACACGTTCGAGCAGGAGCGGGCCGACCGCGTCGTGAAGTTCGTCCAGCAGTTCGTCACGATGACGAGCGGCCGGAAGTTTGCCGGGAAGCCGATGAAGCTGATGCCGTGGCAGATCCACGACATCATCGAACCGCTCTACGGCTGGGTCGACGACGACGGGCTGCGACGCTACCGCCGGGCCGCGATCTTCGTCAGTAAGAAGAACGGCAAGTCGTCGCTGATGGCTGCCCTGGTCCTGTATCACCTGCTCGCGGACGGCGAGCCCGGCGCGGCCGTCTACGGCGCGGCCGTCGACCGGATCCAGGCCGGGCTGATCTACCATGCCGTCGCCGCGAGCGTCCGGGCAAACCCCGAGCTGACGCGAGCCCTCGAGGTGATCGACTCGCGGTCGACCATCGTCCATAAGCCGACGGCCAGTCGATACACCTGCCTCGCCGCCGACTCGTGGAGGGCTGAAGGTATCGACGCGTCGTCCGTCGTGATCGACGAGCTACACGCTCACCGGAAGCCGGACCTCGTCCAGGCCCTGACCTACGCCGGGGCCGCGAGATCCCAGCCGCTGGTCGTCGCGATCTCGACGGCCGGCGAGTCGCGGAACGGGATTGGCTTCCGATGGTACGAGGACGCCCGGCTGGTCCAAGCAAACCCAGCCGCGAACCCGACATTCTTCGGGAAGATCTACGAGGCGAAGCCGGACGACCCTCGCGGCTACGGCGACCCGGAAGTGTGGCGTGAGGCGAACCCGTCGATCGGCGTCACGATCACCGAGAGGGACTTCGCGGCCGACTACGCCGACGCCCTCACGGCCCCGACGAAGATGACGGCGTTCCTCAGATACCGGCTCGGAATCTGGGCACAGGCCGACGCTCGCTGGTTCCACGGCGACGACTGGTCGGCCTGCTCCGCCGGTCCGCTCGATCCGACCGAGGGCCGGCCGTGCTGGGTCGGCGTCGACCTGGCGTCGAATCTCGACATGACCGCGGCCGCGTTCGTGTTCAAAGAGTCGGACGGCTCCTATTCGGTCGAGTGGAAATACTGGGTCCCACGCGAGACCGTGGCCGACCGCGTCCGCGAGGGAATCCCCTACGACTCTTGGATCCGCGACGGCTGGGTGACCGTCACCGACGGACACCGGCTCGATCACGAGAGCGTCGCTCGCGACATCATCGCGTATGGCGAGACCCACGAGATCAAGGCCGTGGGCTGCGACCCCTGGCAGGCCGGAGCCCTCGAGACGCTGCTCCAGCGTGAAGGGATCACGACGAAGGACATAGCGCAAAAAACGTCGACGCTCAACTCGCCATGCAAACTCCTCGAGGCCCTGGTCGTCGAGAAGCGGCTCCGGACCGGAGGCAATCCCGTGGCACAGTGGAACGCGAACAATGTGTGCGTCTACACCGACCCCACCGGCATGATCAAGCCGGACAAGGCGAAGAGTACGGAGAAGATCGACGGCGTCGCCGCCCTCGTGAATGGGCTCGCCCTCGCGTCGACCGACGAGGACACGGGCGAGTACGCGAACCTCGACGACTGGAAGATCCGGATCATCTGATCGAGATTCTGCCGGGGGATCGCGGGGGAAACTGGCGGACATGCCCAGCCCCAAGAATCGCCGCCCGTCCACCACCGGAGGCCGCGGCAGCCGCCGCCGGACTCCGGCCAAGGCCGCCGCGGCCCCACGCGTGATACAGGTCCGCGGTACGTCGCTGTCGTCGCCCGGAAGCTGGGGCTCGATCCTGCCGTCGGCCGTCGGCCCCGAGACCGCCGTCCGCGTGTCGGCGATCTTTGGCGTCGTCCGCTGGATCGCCCAGGCCGTCGGGATCTGCCCTGTGCAGATCATGCAGGAGCGGCCCGACGGTCGCCGGCAGAAGGCCGATCTACCCTGTGCCTACACGCTGCGGAAGCGGCCGAACCGCTGGCAGTCGGCGTGGGATTTCTACACGTTGCAAGCCTACTGGACCGCGCTCCACGGCAACGGCTACGCAAGGATCATGCCGGGCGACCGCGGATGGATGACTCAACTCATTCCACTCCATCCGTCGCGAGTTGTGGTCGAGCAGAACGCCGACTACTCCCTGGCCTACAAGTTCTGGAACGACAAAGGAATCTGGGAGCCGCTCGCCCAGGAGCAGGTCCTTCACTGGCGGTGGATCTCCGACAACGGGATCGTCGGTCACGCCCCGGCCGAGATGAACGCGACGAGTATCAACCTGGCCCGCCAGCTCGACACCGCGGCTACCGCGTTCTGGTCGAACAGCGCGAGGCCCGACATGGTCCTCGAGACGGACGAGAAGATCCCCGACGCGGCGGTCGACGCGATTCGCGACGCTCTCCAGGAAGCCTACGGCGGGGCCGCGAATCGCGGCCGTGCTGCCGTGCTGCCGAAGAAGACGCGACTAAAGCCGATCGAGAGTAACTCGATGGAGGCGTCGCAGTTCCAGGAGCTGCGGGACGCGATCCTGCCGGACGTGTGTCGTCACTGGGGCGTCCCTTCGACGCTTCTCGGCGACGCGAAGATGAACAAATACAGCACGGTCGAGCAGGAGCACCTATCCGCCCAGGTCTGGTGCCTCCTGCCGTGGGCTCGCCGGATGGAGTCGCCGATCGACATGGCGCTCCAGCCGGTCTATGGCGAGAACACCTACGCGAAGCTCGACACCCGCGGGATCCTCCGGGCCGACACCGCCGGCCGGGCCGCCCTCTATCAGTCGCTCTGGAACATGGGGGCGATCACGCCAAACGAGATTCGCGATCGCGAAGACTTCGAGCTGCTCGACACCGAGGCTGCGAACCAGACTTACGTCCAGCTCGGATTCTCCACGCTCGACGCCGCGGCCGCCCAGGCCGGGGCCGCCGGCGGAATGCCGGCTGCCGATACCACGACCACGACCGACCCCACGGCCACCGACTCGCCAGTCGACTCGACGACCGACCCGCTGGCGGCTGCCGCCTCCGGGGCCGACCTGGCCGCGACCGCTCTGAACGGTGCCCAGGTGACCGCGCTCCTCGAGGTCCTGAACCAGATCGCTGCCGGCACGATCGACAAGGACGCAGCCGTCGCCCTGATCACCGCCGCGTTCCCGACGATCACCGAGGCCCTCGCGTCGCAGATGGTCAACGGGACGAACGACATCCAGCCGACCGGAGGCACGAACAATGCAGCCTGAACGACGCTACCTGTCGATCGCCGACGACGCCGACAATGTCTCGCTCTACATCGAGGAGCGCGACGGTGAGGCTCCGAAGATCCGCGGGATCGCTCCGCCGTGGGAGTCGCTGTCGGTCAACCTCGGAGGATTCCGCGAGCAGTTCCTGCCGACCGCGTTCGACAAGGTGCTCGCGAAGCGGAAGCTCGACGTACCGCTCCTGTTCAATCACGACGATTCAAAGCCGCTCGCCCGCACGACGAACGGCACGCTCCGGATCGAGAAGACCGACAAGGGTCTCGCGTTCGAGGCCGACCCGGTCGCCACGCCGACGGCCGCCGAGGTCGTGACGCTGATCCGATCGAAGACGATCTTCGGCTCGTCGTTCGCGTTCACTGTGGACCCGAAGAAGGGCGAGACCTGGGCCGAGGACGAACGGGGGAACGTGGTCCGCACGATCTCCGAGGCGTCCGGGCTCTACGACCTGTCGCCCGTGACGCGGGCCGCATACCCGAACAGTTCCGTCGGCCTTCGGTCGCTGTCTGCCTGGCGCGAAGCCCGAGGGCTCGTCCAGCACAGGGCCGAGGGCCGCGGGCTCGTGATCTCGCTCGACTACGACCGGACCTACACCGCGGCCCCTGGCCTCTGGCGTTCGTTCGTCAACATGGCGACGGCAGCGGGGAACCGCGTCGTCTGTATCTCGCGACGCGAGGCGACCGACGAGAACCGCGAGGAGCTGCGGCTCGCGTTCGCGGACCTCGAGGTCGGCGACCTGATCCTCTGCGGGGCCGACACCCAGAAGCGCGACGCGGCCGCCGCGGCCGGGATCGCGGTCGACGTGTGGGTCGACGACTACCCCGAGGGAATCGTGGCGGCCCCGGCTCCGGCGGCTCGCTCGTTCAAGGTCTCGACGCTCGCCGGATCGAAGGCTGCCGCCGCGGCCGCCGTCGCCCGGATGCGAATCAACGCTGGCTAACAAGGGGAAGACATGCCGTCCGCTCTGACCGTTTCCGGGCTACTCCGGATCGACTGCGACCTGACGAACACGCAAACGATCGGCTCCGTGGCCGACGCGTCTGTCGTGCTGGAGAGTTTCGCGTTTGCCAACGGGACCGGCGCGAGCCAGGCGAACATCTACATCCGGAAGTCGAGCAGCGTCGCGGCGAATACAAACGACATCACGACGCTTACTTCGGTGACCGTGCCGACCCAGTCTGGCGCGACATACACCGCGTCGATCGACAAGGTCAGGATGGTCTATTTCAAGAACACAAGCGCGGCCCAGTTCATCACGTTCTCGCTCACGAATACGTCGGGCGACCCTTACTGGGAGGTTGAAGTTCATCCCGGCGGCGTGCTGCTTTGGTCTGTCGGTGCCTCGACCGTCGAGTCTGGTTCCGGAGCGACAATCGACAAGGTCTACGCCTACGGCCGGGCGAGCAACACCGGGGCGGCCACCTACGACATGGTCCTCGTCGGGACGAAAACATGAGCCTATGCACGACCTGCGGCGGCCGCTGCCGCGTCGAGTCGAGCAAGCGGGCCGGCGACCGCCAGGTCCGATACGTCGAGTGTCAGAGCTGCCGGCAGCGTCGCCGACAGGTCGTGCCGGCCGATCAAGTCTGGAGGCGGAAGCGATGAGCATCACGACCGTACCGATCACCGAGGCCGTCGATCAGCCGGGCCTCCTCGACAAGATCACGACCTACATCGCGTCCGCGAAGGTCGCGGCCGCCGACGGCCTGACCTGGTCGGAGTTCGGCGAGCTGCTCCTCGCGCTCCTCCGGCTTGTCGTCTCGGCCCTCGACTCCGTGGCGACGCTCTCCGGGCGGGAAAAGAAGGCCATGGCCCTCGACGCCGTCGCCCGGCTCTTCGACGCCGTTGCCGACTACGCGGTCCCGGTGACGCTCTACCCGATCTGGCTCGTGGCCCGCCCGGCCGTCCGGTCGCTGGTCCTGGCTCTCGCGGGCGGCGTGATCGAGCAGCTCCTTCCACTCGTGAGGCTTGCCCGATGATCGTCGCCCTCCTGATCGCCGCCGCGGCTTATGCGTTCGCCGGCGACAAGTTCACCAAGTACATCGGCGACGTGTCGCTGCCGACCCTGGAACGGCGACACGTCGCCGGGGCTGCCCTGCTCGCGGCGGCCGCGTTCGCGTGGGGCTCGTCCGCTCCACCGGCCCCGACGCCGCAGCCGGCCCCCGGACCGGCCCCAGGCTTTAGCCTCCGCGGGACGTTCGTCGGCCCCGACGCCTCGGCCGACGCCGCGACCGTGTCGGCCCTGATGGAAGAGCTGGCCTCAGAGATCGAATGGGATTCCATGCAGGCCGAGCCGCTGATCCGGACCGGCGTCGCCGTCGACGATCTCCGCCAGCGTGCCCGCGAGCTGCGATGTCGCGGCGTCTCGCTGGGCGAGAAGCACCCGAGAGCCCGCGAGGCGATCAAACAACACCTGGACGCGACGGCCGGCACGTCCGGCGGTCCGCTGACGCCGGCCCAGCGGTCGGCGTGGGTCGCCGCATACAGAGACATCGCGAGGGCTGCCGCCGATGCCTCGCGCTAACGCTCTTCGCTGGCTCGCCGTCGCTCTGCTCCTGGGGCTCGCGGCCGCCGCGATCGTCGCCGGCCTCGGCCGAGGCCCCGGCCCTGCCGGCTGGTCCGGCGACGAAAACTTCGGCTACCGTCCAGACCCGCAAGGCGTCGAGCGATTCCTCGCGGAGCTGCCCCAGCCGCTGTTTCGCGACGCCGGAGCCGAGACGGTCCGCGAGGCGAAAGGCGTCGACACGTTTTTGTATCGCTCCGCGGTTCGCGCTCACCTGGCCCGCTACGGGAAGCCCTGGGTCTGCGAACGGCAGGGGATCGGGGATTGTGTTTCCTGGGGCTGGGCTCACGGCGTATGGATCGCCCAGTCGGTGGACTGGGAGACGGGTCGCCTCGCGGAGCCTCCGTCGTTCCCGAGCACGGAGGCGATCTATGGCGGGTCGCGCGTAGAGAGTCGCGGCAGGTCTGGCGACGGCTCGTCGCCCGTCGGCGGCTGGAGCGACGGATCGTTCGGGGCCGCGGCCGCTCGCTGGGTCCGCGACTGGGGCGTGATCTATCGCGAGCAGGTCGGAGGCCACGACCTCCGCGTCTACTCAGCCGACCGAGCGAAGCAGTGGGGAGCCTACGGATGTGGCGGCCAGGGAGACGGCGGGAAGCTCGACGCGATCGCGAAGAAGCACCCGGCCCAACACGTCGCCCTCGTAACAACCTGGGCCGAGGCAGCGGCCGCGATCGAGGCCGGCTTTCCGATACCAGTCGCCTCGATGCAAGGCTTCGCGAGCACGACCGACGCTCAGGGCTATGCGGCCGCCTCCGGCCAGTGGGCTCACGAGATGTGTTTCGTCGCGGTCCGCTACCAGAAGAACGGCAGCCCGTCGGACGCTCTCCTGTGCCTCAACTCGTGGGGGCCGAAGTGGATCACCTACCGCGGCCGGTTCCCGGCCGACCAGCCGGACGGCTCGTTCTGGGTGACGCGGCCTGTCGTGGAATCCATGCTCCGACAAAAGGACTCCTTCGCGGTCGGATCGGTCAGTGGCTTCGGCTGGCGCGATCTCCATAACGGAAACTGGCTGACGCCGGCCCCGCCCGAAACGATCGCCGACTGGTTCGCTCCGCACACGTTCACACTCGCCCCGTGAGGATCCCATGGATCGCCGAACGCTCGCCGCCGTCGCTGTCGCCCTGATCGTCGGCTACTGGCTCGCCTCGTCGCATGACATCACGCCGAAGCCCGCCGACCGGCCTGTCGTGCGGTGGATCGCCAGGGCCGCTCGGAGCCTGCTCTGGGTCGCCCTCCTGGCCGAGAAGCCTCCCGAGGAGCCGCAGCCCGACCACCACGTCGCCAGGTCCGCGAACGTCGGAGACGACGGCTACCCGATCATTCACAACGGGCGAGGCTGGTAATGTCGTTTTCCGGAATCTGGAATGCCCTGATCGCCTTCCTGGTCTGGCTGTCGTCGGACCCGAGGTCCGTCGACCTCGAGGCCCCGAAGGCCGCCGCGGCCGTGTCGGCCGCTCGGGCCTCGATGCTCGTCGACGCTCCGGCTCCGCCGGCCCCGACGCCGCGGGACTGCGACTGCGGGAAGACGTGCGTCCGCGGCGTGTGGAAGCCCGACGGGAAGATCGAGCAACGCTGCGGCTGTAAGTGCCCGCGATGTGTCGCGGAGCGTGCGAAGACATGCACGTCGGGGACGTGTCGCTGACCGTCCTACCGTAGAACGCTCCGCGAGATTCTGCCGCGGCGGCCTCTCATATCGTGATGTGCGGTAAGGACACCACACAGACACACGAAGGGACTCCCCATGCCGTCGCCCAAGCTCGCCCGCCTCCAGGATGACGCCGCCAAGGTCGCCGCCGAGATCACCGATCTCCGCGCAGTCGAGCCGGCCGACGATTCCGAGCGAACCCGGATCGAGGAGCGGCTCGCGTCCCTGTCGGAGCAGTCCGACACGATCTCGAATGAAGCGGCCGCCGAGCGAGCCCTCGACGAGAAGGTCGCCAGCCTCCGCACGGTCACCGAGTCGGCCAGCTCGCCGAAGCCGGCCGAAGTGGCCCAGCCCGAAGATTTCTCGCGACCCGACATCCGGGCCGGCGTTCGAGCGTTCCGCTCGACCAAGGTCGCGGCCGATGTCGGCGAGTTCCTTGTCCGTCTCGCCAGCGGCGAGAAGCGGGCCATGGGCGAGACCGTCAGCGGCTACGGCGACTCCTACGTCGTAACCGAACTCTACGACGCGATCGTCAACCGGCTCCAGTACCAGTCGGTCGCGATGCAGCTCGCGAGCGTGTTCCGTCCGCGGGGCCAGTCGATCAACCTGCCGAAGAGCGGCGAGTTCACGGTCTCGTTCGCCGCCGAGAACGCGGCGTTCACCGACCAGGACCTGTCGACCAGCGGTCCGACGCTGACCCTCTACGAGGCCGGCGGCTCGGTCGCGGTGTCGAACGCCCTCCTGAACGACTCGCCGATCGACGTGGCTGGTCTGCTCGTAGACCGGATGTCCTACGGGTTCGCTGTCTGGTACGACCAGAAGTGGCTGACCGGCAACTCGTCGAGCCCGACGATCTCCGGCCTCCCAGCCGCGGTCGCCGCGATCGCGAGCAACCCGAACACCGTTACCGTGGCTCTCAACGCCTCGACGACCGCCGCGAACCTCGCGGACGTGGTCGGCAAGGTCGATGAGACGATCATGGGGACCGGGGCGTGGGTGGCTTCAAAGGCCGGCTACGTCGACCTGATGAAGCTGTGGGCAGCCCAACAGACGACCATGACGGTCGGCGGCGGCCGAGTGGTCCCGACGGTGTACGGTGCTCCGGTCTACCTCGCCAAGGGTATGCCGGCGACCACGCTCGCCCTCTACGGTGACTTCTCGAAGTCGACCGCGGTCGGCCTCGCTGCCGAAGGGATCCAGATCACGGTCGCGAAGGAGCTGCTCGTCCGCAGTCGTCAGACGCTCTTCGTCGGAAGCAGCCGCCTCGGCGTGCTGAATCACGGCCCCGAGTTCGTCGGTCGGCTGGCGAAGGCGACCTCCTGATCCGTGTCGATGTGATTCACGGGGGCCGGGGCTGGCAGGGATGCCGGCCCCGGCTCTCTCTCTATAGGGACCTCCGGAGGCGAGCATGGCGAAGCCCGACACGATCCGCGTCCTTCAGTGGCCCCTCGTCGAGCCCGTCTCGCTCACGGAGGCGAAGGCTCAGGTGTCGCTCGCCCAGGACCAGACGGAACACGATCGGTTCCTCCTCGACAAGGTCGCCGCGGCCCGCCGGCTGGTCGAGAGCCGGCTCTCGGTGACACTCGTCGCGACACAGTACCGGGCGACCTGGCGGACGGGCGGGAAGATCCTCCACCTGCCGGCTCCGCCCGTGCTGATCTCCGCGACCTATCCGATCACGATCACGGTCGACGGGACTGCCCTGTCGGCGTCCGACTACGAGGTCGACCAGGACGCGTTCCCGGCTATCGTCACGCTCGACAATGAGACGACCGAGAAGATCGTCGTCACCTACTGGGCAGGCGTCGCTCCGGGCGGCGTGATCGAGCCGATGGTCCGCTCGGCTCTTCTGGCCTATGTGAACCACCAGTTCGAGAACCGCGGCGTCCTCAACACCGAAGGCGGCGGCGAGCTGCCCCAGGCCTTCGAGACGCTCCTCGCGGCCAGCTCGTGGAACGGAGGCTGGTAAATGGCACGAGCTGCCGGCCGCTATCGCGAGGTCTTCGTCCTAGAGCGACCCGTCCGCACGCGAAACGCGGCCGGCGGGACCGTCGAGACTTGGGAGACGGTCGCGACGATCTTCGGTTCCTACGAGGCCACGTCCTATAACGAGCAGGCCCGACGCGGCCAGGTCGGCGGCGGGATCTCGGCCACGGTCTACACGCGTTACCGCTCCGGGCTGGCAGGCGACCAGCGGCTCCGCTGGCTCGCCCGCGGCGACCGGCTGCTCTACATCTCGGCCGTCGTCGAGCAGGGGAACCGCGAGGACCTGGAACTGACCGTCGAGGAGCAGGTCGCATGATCTCGCTCTCGTGGAATAGTTCGTTCGAGCCGAACAGCTACGACGCGAACCAGCACATCGGCGCGATGATGAACGCCTACCGTGCCCTTCCGAAGCACATCGCGAAGAAGCACCTGAAGGCCGCGATGCGTCGCCTTCTTCGGCCTGCCGTTCCGATCCTTCGGAAGAACACGCCGCCGCTCGGCACGCGTCGCGGTCGCCGCAAGAAGGGCGAGAAGCCTCGGTCCTCCGGAGCCCTCCGTCGTGCGGTGACCGTCCGTACTGGACAGTCGGGGAAGAACGGAGCGTTCGACTCGTTCGTCTTCGGCGTCCTCGGCTACAAGGCGTCATTCGAGAGCCGGAAGGCGATCTGGCTCCAGTTCGGAACGTCTGGCGGTGTGAAGGCCTACCAGATGATGGAGAAGACGCTGGCCGAGTTTGGCCCAGTGGCGGCGTCGAAGCTCGCCGAGGAGATGGCCGTCGGCCTGGAGAAGGCTGCCGCCGAGCTGGGGTCCGGAAAGAATCCTGGGTACGGAGGCTGATTCATGGGGACCCCGCACGTCTGGCTGAAGGAAGCGATCGAGGACGCCACGTCGGCCACGGCCTGGCCGGTCGGCATGACCGGCACCCAGTCGCCTCCCTTCACGATCTACGCTCGCGAGGCGACGGGCCGCGAGCAGGTCCTCGCCGACACGTTCGACGACACCCCGGCCGCCGATCAGGTGAACCCTGTCGCCCGGTTCCTAGTGGCGGTCTACGCCGACGACTACGTCCAGGCCTGGACGCTCGCCGGCCAGATCACCGCGGCGATCCACAAGTACGCCGGCACCGCCGACGGGACGACGGTCGAACACTGCCTGGTCCTCGACGAGCGAGACGGTCAGCCCGACTACCTCGAGGGCCGCGAGACGCCGACGTATACGGTCGAGCTGTCGGTCGAGATCCGCTGGGACGAGTGAGATTCGCCCCGCTACGACGGCCATAAAATCGACCACGTCCGACACAGGAGCCGACCATGCCGATATCCACGCTGACCTCGCCAGGCCCCACGATCCCGTCCGGGGCGACGTCGATTTCCGTCAAAGACATCGAGACGGCCGGGGCGACCGCGAAGGAGGACGTGACGATCCTAGGGGACACCACGCGGCAGTATGCGGCCCCTCCGCTGATCGAAGGCGGTACGAACACGGCGACGAAGACGGTGTCCGTGTCTGGCAATCTCAAGAGCGACACCACGCTCGCGATCACGGCGGCAAACATTACGACCGGCTGGATCTGCGAGTCGTTCGAGAGGTCATACGAGGTCGGCAAGTACGCGACGTTTTCGGTCGAGTTCTCCTACTATCCGCCCGCGGCATAAGGAGCAGCAGAAGTGCCAGATCCCGTAACGTTCACCAGCTCGCAGGGGTTTAACGCGTTCGGCGTTTCCGGCGCGACGAAGGTCTCCGTGAAGGTTTCGCGGAAGTCTGACGTGACGCCGCAGCTCGACGCCTCGACGCTGGCTCTCGCTCACGGCGCGACTCGCGTCTACGAAAACGGAATGACCGACTACGGCCAGAACGGAAACACCGGCGCGATCGTGACGGTGACGATCGACGGCCTGGGGGCCACAAAGCCCACGAAGGGCTCGACGATCACGGCCGAAGGCGTCACATGTAAGTGTATGGACTCGACGAACGACGACGCGGTCGGTGAGCTGAAGAAGTGGTCAGCAAGCTACACATCGGACTATGCGTCCTGACCTAACGGAGGCCGGTAACAATGCCGACGCCTTCGTCCCACCCCGCAATTGTGACGTGGAGAGGTCAGGAGATTGGCAGGTTGACGCGGTTTCGCGTTACTCCTGGGAGCGGCGTCTATAACGAGGTGACGCACATCGGGGCGGCGACTGCCGGGTCTGGCGTGAACGTTCGCGTCCTCAAACAGTACGATTGTGTAGCGATCGAGCCCGGCTCGGTCGATGTCGGGCTCTACGGATGCCCGCCATACCAGGACGTGCAGATCGGCCAGCACGGAACAATTTCTGTAATGGCGTCCGGCGTTTCGATCAGCAGGCTCGCGTACCTTGACTCGTTTGATGTAACTGGTCAGGTTGGGGATTTCCTGACTGGTCAAGCCACGTTCCGATTCACAGGAGAAGAGGGGTCTGTATGAGTGAAACGGTATCAGTAACACCGCCCGGAAGCGACGAGCGTGTCCACCTGCGCCATCCGACGTTTGCCGAGTGGCATTCCCTCGCGAAAGAACACGAGGAGATTGCCGGGAAGCCGCCATCCGCCGAGTTAATCGCGAGGACGATTGCGACATGCCTAAGCGACGAGGACGGGAAGCCGGCAAAAGTGGACAAGGCGAAGGTCCTGACGTGGCCTCACAAACGCGTGATGTGGGTCTACAAGAAATGCTGGACGACGGTCTTAAGGTCGGACGACGACTCCGTCTCGGAGATGGAAAAAAACTCCGAAGCCGGTCAGGACTGATCGAGCTGTTCCTGTACCGGCTGGCCGTTACTTTACGAATTGGAAACGTCGAGGAATGGAAGCACACGCTAACACTCGACCAGCTCCACCGATGGATCGCGTACTACCGCGTCGAGCCGTTCGGGGGGGATTGGCTGCGAACGGCGAAGGCCACCATGTTCACGGTCGCGGCGCTCGGCGCAAAGCCGGACCAGCGCTTCATGGAGATGTTTCTTCCGTCGTACAACCCTGACCGGGAGATGACACCAGACGAGATCGAAGCAGAGCTGGCGAAGCTCCAGGGACCATAATGGCAACAATCGGGAAAGTCTCCGCTGTCTTTACGGCGTCCACCTCTGGGCTCACGGCTGGCGTTCGCGCCGCCCAGGGATCGATGCGTGGCCTACAAGCTGACGTAAAGGGCCTGCGCGGCTCGATGGGCGCGCTGGCTGCAATCACCGGCGCCCAGCTCTTCGGATCGGTAATCTCTGCCGCCGGCTCGGCCGTCTCGGCGATGGTGAACCTCGGTCGTAGTGCGGCCGGCTCGCTCACCGCAGCCGTGAACGAGGCAACAACGCTCGGCGAGGAGACCAGCAAGTCGGCCGTGATCTTCGGCGGAGCCGCCGGCCAGGTGGCGAAGTTCGCGTCCGAGGCCAGCAAAATCGGACTCTCGTCGGCCGCCGCCCTCCAGGCGACCGGCGCCTTTGGGAACCTCTTCGTCGCGATGGGGCTCGGGAAGGACCAAGCCGCAACCTACTCCACTACGCTCGCCTCGCTCGGGGCCGACCTCGCCTCGTTCAACAATACCAGCGTCGAGGACGCCATCACGGCAATCGGCGCCGCCCTCCGCGGCGAGGCGGAACCGATCAGGCGGTTCGGCGTCCTCCTGGACGAGGCCACACTCAAACAGGAGGCCCTTTCTAGAGGGCTGATCACGACGACCACCGGCTCGCTCTCGCCGGCGATCAAGGCCCAGGCGGCCTACGGAGTGATCCTCAAACAGACGGCGCTGGCGCAAGGCGACTTCGCGAGGACAAGCGGCTCGCTAGCGAACCTCGGCCGCATCGTGTCGGCTCAGTCGCTGAACGTGTTTGCGACGATCGGGCAGGCTTTCGCTCCGCTCTACACGGCCCTCGCGAGCGCCGCGGCGAGTGTGTTGTCCGCCATAACACCTTTACTTGACGGGATCGCGTCCGGAGTTCAGGCGAGCGTCGGCGTCATGTCCGCCGCGATCCAGGGTCTGGTGCCAGTGTTGACCGACGCCCTTGGGTCGGTGAACGCCGCGAATGTCGGCGGTCAAATCGGCGAGGGGATACTGGCCGGCGCTCGGGTATTGGCTGCGGTCGGTGACTCGCTGATCGCGAACGGCGCGTCGCTGTTCCAGTATTTCTCCGAAGTCGGGACAAGGTGGTCTGACCTCATGGACCTAGGTGGTCGTGTAGCGCAGGCGTTCTACGGCGCTTTTAAAATCTTCGAGTTCGTCGGAAACACGATTGGCGGGGCTTTCTCCGATATCATTTCAGGGCTCTTGTCGGCAGCGGCGACGATCACCTCGGTCATTCCTGGCTGGGAGCGCCAAAACGCTAAACTCCAGACCACGTCGATCAACATGGCAACGGTGGCGGACAAATATCTCGAGTCGGCAAACTCCAACCTAGCCGCCTCCGGCGAGGCGTTCTCGGCGGCGTTCGCGAGCGGTGCGGCGTCATCGTTGCCGGCGGCCACCGGGCCACTCACTTCAGCATTGAACACCGCAACGGCCGCCATGGCTGGTGCTGTGTCGCAATCAGGCGAGCAGGCGGCGGGCGCTATTAGCGAAGCGACGCCGCCGCCGGTAGAGGTGAAGCAGGCCGTGAGCGTGAGCGTGAACGAGGCAATCAAGGGAATCGACTCGCGCTCGAACGAGGGGATCGCCGAAATGTTCCGCATCATGCGAGGCGATACCGGCAACATCCAGGAGCAGCAGCTCGCAGCCCTCGAGGAGATTGCCGCGAACACTTCAGACTTCGAGCCGCTCCCGGCCGTCGCGATCGACTAGGAGGCACTATGGCTGTAACTGCCTGGAGAAGAGTCGTCGAGGGTGTCGAAGTATCCGGCAAGGTCGGCGAGTCGCTGCGCGTCGTCGA